CGGTTATCCACAGGCGAAAAAGATATCCACAGAACAGGGCGATTTACGCACAGAGTTATACACAGGCCCTGGTTGGCCTGGATTAGCCACCTCCACCCTTTCCCCTGGCTGATCTGACTGTGCCGTATGCGGATACCCACCAGGGGCCGCGCGGGATGGGCGCGCGACCTCGTGCAGCAGTGTACTTCCTCGCGCAACGCCCGCATCAATCGCGGCGCGGCGTTCCGAAATCTGTTTTACACCGGAGACTGGGAAGGCAAGCCGCAGCACTATCTGCGAACGCAGGACTTAATCCGCGACTTGCAGGCGTTCCTGTACTCCTCCGCTGACTTGCGCTTCGCTCTGGATTTTTACGGACCCGTCTCGCCGGTCACGCGCGCTAAAGGCAACACCATGGCGAGTGTACTCTATGAGTACACGCGGAATGGACACGTCGATACGCTGGTATCGCAGGCGGTTCTATCCAGCCTGATCAAAGGCAAGGCGCTGTTTCAGGTGACGTGGAGCAACAACGGTATCGAGCCGTATGTGATCCAGCCTGAACTGTTTGGCGTGGGCCGCGAAGACATTCCGTATCTGGACCGACAGGACTTTTTTTGCCACACGTCCTTCTTGTCGCCTGCTCGCTTCCGCGACATGGTGAACAACACGACGCGAATGGAAGCCTCGCGCAAAAAGGAAATCATCCGCGCTGCCGAGCGGCATAGCCGCCGCGTGTCCGATGGCGAGGGTATGCCGACCTCAGCCGTGCTCAAACAAATCATGGTCGGCGGAATATCTCCGTACACTACTGTTGACTCTCCGCAGAGCCGTGCCGGTGGACAGGTGCTGAACTGGTTGTTCGCGCCGCAGGCTGTGATGCGCCCCGACGTGGTGGACCAACTGGTTCCTTACGACACCCTCTGGGTGAAGAACTCAGAGGATGACGACTGGGCAACTATCACCATGGTTGGCGACGAGATCGTTTACGGCGAGGTGAACTATAACGCCTTTGCCGAAGACTTCCGGCGCAAGGGTGAAGTGAACGGCGATACGTGGCCTGACATGCAGAACCCGTTGCGTGGCAAGCATCCGTATATTCAGTTCTGTCCGTTCCCTATGGAAGACTATTTCTGGGGCTGGTCGAGCGTGCAGCTTGTGGCACGTCTACAGAACAGCCTCAATGCGCGGATTACCGGCATCAATATGTTGTTGCGGATGCAGGAAGACCCTCCTCGCTACATGAGGGGCAGTCAGACTGTGAACCAGACTGCGTACAACAGGCTGAACCGCCCTGGCGGCTACACCAACGATCCCAACCCGAACGCCAAGATCGAAGAGTTGGCGCGCGAGATACCCAAGGATATGTGGCTCTCGTTCCACGAGTTGGACGCGATGTTCGATAGAGTGGCTGGCTTCCCTGCGGTGACGCGTGGTGAGGGAGAGCCGGGTGTCCGGTCGCAGGGGCACGCTGATCGCCTGATGGCGATGGGCACGGCTCGCCACAAGGAACCGTCGCTGGAGATCGAGCGGTCGGTCGAGGAGCTTGGCGGGCTGATGCTGTTGATGATCGAGGCCAAGGATGAGAAGTCACAACTGGCGTGGGTAAAGGCCGGGGTGCAGTCGGTGGAGATTGAGGACGAGCAGCAGAATATTGCGTACGAGCCGCCTGCGCCGGGGATGCAGCAGGTTTGGTTCAAAGCCAAGCATCTATTTGACACGGAGGTTAGGGTGACGACCGATGGACACTCGCAATCCCCCGCCTTCTCCCAGGAGTCGAGACTATTGGCGCTCGCTCTCAGCAAGGCTGGGGCGATGGGGCCAGAGCGACTGGTGGAGGCGCTGCATCCGCCGAATGCAGACGCGCTTATCGAAGATTTGGCCAGGAAGGAAGCGGAACAGGAGCAACTAATAAAGGAACATCCGGAACTACTGGAGTCTATGGTTACAGGTCGTCACCGCTCCACGCGACACTAATCTGCTTTACGTATTGTTTCCCTGGCGTTTCCACCGCTGAATTTCTTTTCGGCTGTACATTATTCTATTTCCCACCTTTGTCCAAGGCGGGCCGTATTTCTGTCCTTCCTTTGTCCTCTTTCGTGCGCGCTGCATCCAGCGCAGTTGCCAGCCGATAATACTGGCGGCGATTTTCTGCGGAATTAGATCATCTATACTTTGCGATGCTGAACTCATGGCGACTCCTGTAAGCCTCCGTTAGCCCTGTTTGGCCTGTGTAGTGCTGGTTTGGCCGCCTTACAAGACTTTGTATCCGTGACGGACCTTCCGCGTCGTTGCAACCGCGCTGCTTGGGGGTGAACCGCTCTCCGCACAGCGCACAGACAGGAAGGAGTGGCGAAATGGGTATTCACTATCGGCGTGGCCGCCGCGGTCGTCGGCACTAGACCGGGCCTTCCGGAAGGTTAGCGGACCCGCAGTCGCGCGCCTTCCGGGTTCAACGAGTGAGTGTAGCACTAAGCGTACCGGCGGGCGTACCTGGAGGTGGACTCCCTCCCTCCATACGCCCGCCCATGCCTGCGCCTCCCGGCAATCTTGGCCCGGTAAGCATACCGCAGGGCAATCCCGGCAATGTTATGCAGGCTGCGCAGAAGTTGCAGCTTGCCCACAAACTGATTTTGGAGGCTCTGCCCGGTCTACCTCTTGGGACTGGTCTGCATACGTCGGTGATGAAGGTCGCTGGCGACCTCGGCAAGCACCTACAGAAAGCTGAGGAAGACGTTCGCATGACGGTGCAGACGTTGATGCAGGCACTCAGGCAGCACCGAACCGATAACCAAAATGCCGTTCTTGGGCGAATGGCCGGGGTGCCCGGTCCTAACGCTCCTCCCGCAATGCTTCCCCCGACGCTGACGCCACCCGGTCTTTCGGGGATGGGCGGACCTCCTCCCCCTCCCATTCCCGCAGGACCGGGTGGCCCCGCTTGAAAGGAAACGTAGATGGCTGAAAGCAAAGGTTCTCCGTTCACCCCGTACGTTACGACGTTGAACGAAGACGACCCGATGGTGCGGAAGGTTCCGTGCGATCACATGCCCATCGCTGCCAATCCGCCGTCAATGCCGGATGGAAAGGGTGAGGGGCCGGGGAATATCCAGCATGTCGGCGGGGGGAAGAAGTAACCCGCCATGTCTGGCAGCAACAATGAACAGGTCACGGTAGATCGCGGCACCTATGAGCTTTTCAGTCGGGCTTCCGGACTGCTCGACAACTTGCTGAAAAACCCGAAGACAGCGAGAGATGCGGAGAGGCTTGTCCGCGAGATCAATCCCAACGCCTCGTTCCCGGCTTCGGATTTGGCCGAAAGCTATCTGGCTCCGGTGCGGGATGCGCTCGACGCCACGAACAAGAAGCTCGCTGAGACATCCGAGAATTTTGCCGAGTACAAGAAGAAGCAGGAGGAGGAGGCGCAGATCGCCGCCTTCACCGACAGGCTGAACAAGGCGGCGACGAAGTATGGATTCGATGAGAAGCGGCGTGAGGCCGTTCTCAAGCGGATGGCTGAGCAAAACAACCCTGACTTAGAGGCGGCTGCCGCGTACATCTATGACGCCGAGCCGAAACCCGGTCCCGTGAATCCGAAGAGTGCGGATCGGTATATCCCCGGCCCCGTCGATATTTACGGCGTCAATAGCAAAGACGAGCGGTGGAAAGACCTCCACGACAATCAGGACAAATTCTGGCGCGACGTAGTGGACGACGTGTTGGCGAACCCGCCTTCACTCGGCGCAGCATGAAAAGGGAAGGGTCGTAAATGTCTGGGTCATTAAATGCCCTCGGTACGGGCATCCTTCCTGGCGGTCTAACCGGAGCGCAACTTGCGGCGATTACGCGCAGAGCGGTCATTCCTGTTGTTTTTACTCAGGTCTACCAATCGCATCCTCTCTTATCCTTGCTGCTGAGCAACACGCAGGCGGCGATGGGTGGTGTTGGGCAGATTACCTTCCCGGTGCAGGGCGCTTCGTTTGTGCAATTCCAGTGGGGCAGCTTCGCTGGCGATTTCCAAATTCCTCAAGATCAAGTTGCGATACAGAACGCAACGTTTAACTTGAAGGCGGGGTTGGTTCCTATTGGTTTCTTTGGTTTTGAGGCCATTGTTCAATCTAGTGAAGTAATCATCCCTAAGCTTCGCGTCGTTACTTCGGATGCTGCGACTGTGTGCAAGCAATCGCTGGCGACGGCGCTATACTCTGGATCGGCAAATCCGCTGGCGCTCGACAGCCTCGTTGGGGCGTACGACAACGGAACGAACGTGCCCACTTACGGGGGTATCAGCCGCCAGTCAAATCCGTTCTGGCAAGGGCAATATTATCCTAATTCTGCCACAATTGCAAATAGAGTGGGTGTAGCGCAGCTACTCGTCAAAGTACAGACTGGTGCAGGCGGTGAAGCTGGCGACTTTATGGTGATGAACCCCGTCAATTGGGCGACGTTGATGACTGATTATATTCAGTCAGAACAATTCTTTACTACACCTAAGTCTATCTATACTCGCGACAACATAGTGAAC